GGACGTTGCGGGTATGGGACGAGACAGCACGGTTTTCTGCGAGCGAAAGGGACGGTGGGTCGCTCCGTTCATCGCTCGGAACTCAGGAGGAGCAGCCGACCACATGAAGGTGGCAGGAGACGTCGTCGCACATCGACGGAGAGAGCCTCAGATGCTCGTCTCTATCGACACAATCGGAGAGGGAGCGGGCGTATATTCCCGTTGCCTCGAACTCGACGACAGCGGCTATTTCATTTCCTGCAAGTTCTCCGAGGGAACGAAACGGGGAGAACGGGAACTGACAGACGTAACAGGAGAATACAGGTTCGCCAACCTCCGAGCGTATCTCTTTTGGGCTGTCCGTGATTGGCTGAACCCGAAAAACAATACAGGGGCTATGCTCCCGCCCGATTCCAAGTTCTTTGAGGAGGCGACGGAAATTCGGTGGTGGTTTCGCTCCGACGGTCGAATCATCATCGAGCCGAAAGACGACATCAAAAAACGCCTCGGACGCTCTCCTGATAAGTTCGACGCCCTCGCAAATACATTCTACCCGATACGAGCCGTCGGACAGAATATCGACCTGAACAGGCTCTCCCGAATGGTTTAACATCAAAAAAAAGCAAAAGAGTATGACAATCGAAGAAATTTTGAACTCGACGGAACTCTCGGCGGCGGAGAAAGTCGCTGCCCTGAAAGAGAAACTAATCTCCGTTCCGAAATGGTGCGGTCGAGGAGGTCTGCAGGAACAGTTCGACCCGACGAAACACCCCGTAATGAACAAACAGAAATACCCCGACGAAGTAACGGAGGACGGCGTTCAGCCTGTCAGCCGTGTAACGGTAGATCTGCCTCGCCTCGCCGTCAAGCGTATGACGGAACTCTGCTGTGGAATCCCCGTCAAGCGAGTTTACAAGCCTGAGAACGACACACAGAAAGAAATCGCCAAGTATATGGAGGCGATATTCGACAGAAACCGCATCGACAGCGTGAACGTGGAGCGTCTGAATATGTTATTCGGCGGCTGCGAGGTTCTTACGCTGTGGTATGCGGTCGAACAGCGGAACTCGATTTACGGGTTCGATAGCCCCCTGAAACTCCGCTGTCGGAATTTCTCTCCTATGCTCGGGGACGACATCTATCCCCTGTTCGACGAGTACGGGGATATGACAGCCGTTTCAATCGGCTACACCCGAAAGGTCGGGAGGAAATCCGTTCAGTTCCTCGACGCATACACCGCCACGAAGCACATCAAGTTCTCGAACGCAAACGGAGAATGGGAGGAGGTCGAGAACGAGGATATTACCGTCGGGAAAATCCCCGCAATTTACACCTATCGCCCGACGCCGATTTGGGAGAACACCGCCGAGAGTATCGTCTATGAAATTGAATGGGCGTTATCCCGAAACGGAAACTATCTCCGCAAGAACTCGAAACCCGTTTTCATCGTGTTTGCCGACAGCGTTATCAAGTACGGCGACGAGAAAAGCGAGAACAAAGAGTTCAAGGCGGTTATGCAGTACCCGAAAGGCTCGACGGCTCAGTATGTAACGTGGGAACAGGCTGTCGAGAACCTGAAATTCTATGTAAACGAACTCCGCTCCCTGTTCTTTACTCAGTTGCAGCTGCCAGATTGGTCTTACGAGAAAATGTCGCAACAGGCTCTGTCAGGCGAGAGCCGCAAGCAACTGTTCATCGACGCCCAAATGAAAGTTCACGACGAGAGCGGACGTCTCCTCGAATTTTTCGACAGGGAGGTAAACGTCGTGAAAGCGTTCCTCAAAACAATGCTCCCCGAGCGTTACCACAAGGACATCGACGAACTCAGGGTCGAGAATCAGATTACCCCGTTCTCAATTACAGACCGCAAGGAAAACGTCGATATGCTTATGGCTGCGAACGGCGGCAAGGCGATTATGTCTCAGCGAGAGAGTATCGAGGAGTTCGGACACTCGGACGACGTGGACGAGACCCTGAAAGAAATCAGCGAGGAGGACAAAATCGACGCTTTCAGTCTGACGGAATAACGGAGGGCGTCGTATGGGAAAGACATATTCAAGACCACGACAGGCGGCGAAACGACAGACAGAATCGCCGTATAAATGCCGAGACTGTCGCCACTCATACGATTGGCACAGCAAGGCTCTCGACGGGCATCTAATTCTCTGCCGCTGTCCGCACGACGTCAAGTCGGAACACGGGCGGTGGTGCAAATTCCTGTCCGACGCCGCCTGTCCTCAATTCGAGAAAAGAGATGGCGAAAAAGAATAAATACGACAGACAACACCTCCGAAACCTGTCCGTCTATGAACTCCGCATCGACAGAATCTATCAGGAGGCTATTCGGGAGGCTGCGGCTATCGGAGCGAAAATCGGCTCTGTTCGAGGCGACGGGATTTTCTCTTTCAGTGATTATCCAGCCACTCGGACGAGGGTCGAGCGGCTTATGCAGACCCTCAAAAACAGGATGCAAGCCGTCGTCGTGAACGGAATCGACGCCGAATGGACGCTCTCTAACAACAAGAACAGCGAACTCGCCCGACAGGTATTCGGTAAGAACGTCGGGAGGCTCTCTCAGTCTCAATACAGGCGTTATTTCTCGACGAACGACGCCGCCCGTGTTGCGTTCCAAGCACGACGAGTCGGAGGTCTGAGCCTCTCTGACAGGGTTTGGAACTATACGAGACAGTTCAAAGAGGAAATCGAACTCGGTCTCGACGTCGGAATCCGCAGCGGACGCTCGGCGGAGGAAATGTCCCGAGACCTGAGAGACTACCTCAAACACCCCGACAAACTGTTCCGACGGGTTCGGGACGAACACGGAATCCTGCAACTGTCGAAAAGGGCGTCGGAGTTCCACCCTGGGCAGGGGGTCTATCGCTCCTCGTACAGGAACGCACGACGTCTCGCCTCGACGGAGACCAATATCGCTTACAGGACATCAGACCAAGAGCGGTGGAAACAGTTCGATTTCGTCGTCGGAATCGAGGTTCGCCTGTCAAACAACCACACCTGCCTCGGGCGGGACGGAAAGCCCCACGAGTTCCACGACATCTGCGACGAACTCGCAGGACGCTATCCGAAAGATTTCAAGTTTACAGGCTGGCACCCGCATTGTCGCTGCCACGCCGTCTCAATCCTGAAAACTCAGGCGGAAATCGCCGAGGACACCCGTCGAATCCTGAACGGAGAACAGCCGTTGGATTACAGAACGAGCGAGAACTATGTCCCCGACGTTCCAAAGGATTTCAACGGTTGGATAGACAGCAACAAAGAGCGGGCAAAGGGTTGGACGTCAATGCCGTATTTTGTCAAGGACAACCCTCAGTACGTCTCAGGGTTCGAGGTCGATACCTATTCGGCGGACGAGAGGAAATTCACTCGGGCGACGAGCGTCTCTCCCGCTATGGCTGAGAGCCTCGGGACATACCTCGCAAGCCGTTACCCTGAAATCCCGAACACGGAGAAAGCCGCCCTATTCCACTACACCCGAGGAGACACGTCGGCGTATCGTCGCCTGAACAACGAACTCAGGAAAGGAAATCCCTCGGAGTTTAATCGTGCGTTTTCGTCCCTCCTGTCGAAAGCCCTCGACAAAATCGAGCCTGTTCAGGAGACCGTCTATCGAACTGTCAGACTAAACAAAACGAACCTCCGAGCGTGGGTCAATCAGGCGGAGGGACAGGCGGAGACCACGTTCAAAGGATTCACCTCGACGAGCCTCGAACGGTCTGTAATCGAGAATATGATTCAGACTAAATCGGGAGGGCGTAAAAACAACGAATCGGACGTCCTACTCGTTATTCAAAGCAAGTCAGGGCGACCGATTCAGGATTTCTCTCAGTTCGGAGGACGGTTCTCTGGACGACAGAATCAGAGGGAGGTTCTTTTCGACAAAGGACTGAAAGTCCGTTTCGAGAGGGTCGTTCAGGAGGGAGACCGTTTCGTTTTCTATCTCTCAGAGGTTTAGTCGTCTGTCTCCTCCTCGACATTCCCTCCCATCGGGTCGTCGGAGACACGCTCTGCGAAACCGTCGTCGAACATTTCTCGGCGGCGGTTCTTTTCATCTGTCGGGAGGGCGTTCCATTCCGCCTCCTCCTGTGCGTCTCGGGCTTTTGCCCGTTCCCACATTTCGTCGAACTCTTTGTCTGTTATTGCCATAGTGCTGCAAAATTAAGTTATTTTCTGCGAATTTCGTCTATGTGGCGACTACTTTTCGTCTTGCTGTAAGTTATCGCATTGTGGATTTGCGTCGATTTGCGGGGCGTTTCTGCGCTTTTTCCGCATTATCGGCTCTTTCGTTATCTGACAGAGCCTCCCGACATACTCGTTACCCTGTGCGACGCCGATATTCCAAAGACGAGAGACCCGACACCCGATTTGCTCGTGGCTGAACACCTCGTAAATGGCAGATAGAGAGTGAAAGAAAAACTCCTGTCTCTCGTCTCCTGACAGGGGCGGTTCTGAGAACGAAACCCTGTAAATAAACTCCTGTTTCTCGTTCATCGCTCAATCAGTTTGCAGTATGTATTGTCGTTCAGGTTCTCTCTCAGAGCGGCTATCGCCCAAAGTCGTCGAATGTCCTCGGGAGTGAGATTCAGTTCCTCGTCGGGGTCGTCGTCCGACCGTTCACTGAACAGCCTATGTTTCGAGCAATAAGCCTGAAACAGAATATCCATTTGGCTCTCTACGTCCCGTTGGAAATTCGCTTTGTGCCACTCAAACAGGGAGGAAATCTCGGCGTATTGATAGGCGGTCATTTCGACGGAAATTGCCGAGCGGCTCGCTCGATAATACGACATACGTTTTTCTCCTGTAACCCTCGAATAACACTGCATAAAGATATTCATATCAATTTTGTGGCGACCGATTTCAAACCGATACCGTTTTCTCTCCTCGACGTTCAGAATCTCGTCGATACTTACGCCGTGTTCTCGGCAGATCTGCTCCATAAGCCGACGAGCGTTCTCCGCCTCTCCTCCGACACCTCTCTCAGCGAGTGCGGCGAGTTTGTGGAGTTTCGCTTTCAGGCTCTCGTATTTCTCGTTCTCTTTCATACCTCGCCCTCCTCTCGTCTGTTTACGACCGTCGTTCCGTGCGTCTGAACGTCCCAGTCTGAGACGTGTTCGTCCTGAACCTCGACCTGTCCGAGAATCGCTCCGACGCTTTTCTCGACGATTTCCTCTGCCTCCTGTCTGCTGTGCGCCTCAACCTCGAAACGCCCGCTGAACGAGATTCTCGCTCTGATTTTGAATTTCTTTCGTGCCATATCTGTTTTGATTTTTTATGCCTGAACATTCAGGCGACCGACATACTCTCGTTAGAGAGTTATATATATTTTCCTTTCTTTTACTTTACTTTTCTTTACTTTACTATGTTATTTCGTGTTATAAGGTGGTTATGCTCGGGTTATAACCTCGTTATAATATGGAAAGATGGAACGAACCCTCCGTCCTCTGAATCGAGCGGCGGAGGGCTGTCCCGTGTCTCCTTTAGGCGAGTTTTACTCGGTTCAGGAGGTTGCCCGAAATCTCGTGGAGTTCTCGACTGCGTTCAGGCGACAGTTCTCGGGCGTGTGCCGTGATAGCCTGAGTAAGTTTCCAAAGGGTCGAGCCTCCCTGAACGCCGTCCTCGGGGTCGTTGCGCATCAGGATTTTTTCGACCTCTTTCCCCTCCTGTTTCAGGAGAGAGCCTCCCTGAGTGAGACGGCGGATTTCGTGTTCCATATCGACCTCAATCTCGGACGCTCCCTGAATCTCGTATGCCTTACGTTCGAGGGTCTCTCGGCTGAACAGACCTTTGGTCAGGTCTCGGACGGCTGAGACGGTGGTCTGTGTGTCGAGTTCGTATGTCTTTTGACTTAGGGCGATAGTATCAGGCAGCTTGCTCCCGAGGTGTACGGTTTTCATTACGCTCTCTCGAACCATACCGTTCAGGCAAGCCCCGTTCAGGAGGAACGCTCGCATATCGACCGCCCCGTCTCCGTAGTCAGAGGTCGAGAACCTCGCTCCCGCAAAGATTACGACGTCTCCGTTCTTGGCTGTCGGAACGACGAGAGGCTGCGGGAGAATCGTTTCCGCCCATACTTTCGTGTCGTTCATATATGCGTCCGAGATAACCGCTCCCTGCGACGCTGCCTCCTGAACGAACGCTGTCAGAATCTCGACGGAGTTCAGGCGACGGTAACTGTCGGAGAGGACGCCTCGAACCTGAGTTCCGACGGTGCGGACGAGGACACGGCTGCGCTGCGTCCAGCCTGAGTGTTCGTTCAGGACTGTTGCTGCGAGGTTTCTCGCCCAAGCGTCCCCCGAGGCGAGTTGGCGGAGATAACGCTGCGGAACGCCGAGACGGTCGGCGAGTTGTCCGATTGCGTTATCGTGGATGGAGAACGCTCCGTCGGGCATATTCATCGACAGGCGGTTTCCATGTCCGTCGAAAGTGATAACGGGGGCGTGGTCGTTCTGTTTCAGGTTCACGCCGAGCGGGGCGATATAGTCCTGAGCGATTTTGCCCTCGTTTACAAGTCGTTCCATTGTTGCCTGAACGCCGATTGCCTTGCCGTCAATCATTCTCTGTACTTTGTTGATTACGACCTGATTCAGACCATCTTGGTAGGTCATTGGAGTTGCTGTTAGAGTTTCCATTTTCTTTCTGTTTTATTGAGTTATTGAATAATTTGTCAAATAGTCCTGTGCCTCCTGTTCGAGTTCCTCGGAGGAGAGGTCGTCTGAACTCGGCTCGAATCCTGACAGGAACGCTGCCTCGATAATGTCGTTCATATCAAAATGCGGGTTTAAGTTTGAGTTGGCGGAGAACCTCTTTCAGTTCGCTATCCGTGTATTTCGCTGCGACCTCTTTCGACACGCAGTTATGGTTTGAGGCGATAACTATCGCACGTTCCCGAGAGACTTTCGGGGTCTGTCTTTTGATTCTCATATCGTTGGAATTTTACAGGTTATTTTGAATAGAATGTTACTTTCAAGCCTCGACGCAGCTTGCAGACGATTCTCCCGTCCTTTGAGAAGAAACTGTTTTTGAACGCTCTCTTTACGAGAGTGTCGGCGAGTTCCTCTCCGAGGAGACGAATCAGACCGCTCACTCCGACGAGGAGGTTCAGGCGTTCGTCTGAATTGTTGTAACCGTAAACTTTGATTCTGAAATCTCGGTTGATTTGGGCTGTGCTGTATGTCATTGCTGTTGTGTTAATTTGTTACTGTTTTTGAGGTTTGAAAGTGATTACATTGAAATCACGTTGCAAATATAAGTGAACTATTTTAATTAGACCTCATTTTTCCGAAAAAAATTCCGAAAAAATTAACTGAACGGGTAATTTTAAGCCATTTTAACCTACCACACCTCGGGAATCGGACTAAAACCGTCGTTTTATATGGAAAAATCTCGATTATCCAAATTTTTCGAGAAGAAAAAGCAAAATAATCTGATTATATTATAAACAGTTTCGGGTTTTATCACTACCTTTGTGGCGTAATTTGTTTAATACAATCAGTTAAAATTCAAACAATGGACTACAGACAACAGATTTTAGAGGCACTGAAAGCCAAATTTCAGGGGGTCAGTGCCGACATTCTGAACAGGATTGCCAACAAGTTGAGCAAGACTGTTACATCGGCTGAACAGGTTGCGACCGCTGTCGAGGGAGTTACCATTCAGCAAGTTATCGAGAGTTACGGCGATTCCAGAGCGACCGAATCCGCTCAGACCGCAGTCCGCAACTACGAGGCTAACCACAATCTGAAAGACGGAAAACCTATCGATTCGCCATCGACACCTCCGACAGGTGGTCAGGGCGGAACAGGAGGCACACCCGCCGCAGGGGGTACTGAAACCGTTCCTGCTTGGGCGCAGGCGATTATCGACAGCAACAAAACGCTGACAGACCGCCTCGCTAAAATGGAGGGCGAACGTACAACCGCAACCCGAAAACAGAAACTCTCCGAGGTAACGAGTAAACTCCCCGAGGAACTCCGCAAGCCTTACGAGAGAACCGCTATCGAGAATCTCTCGGACGAGGATTTCGATTCCCTCTTGGGAGAAATCACGACCGAGGTCCAGACGATTACAGGTTCAATCGCAGCGAAAGGGGCTGTATTCGGAAAACCCGCTGCACACGGCAGCCAACAGAATCAGAACGCTCTGACGAAAGAACAGGAGGCGGCAATCTCGCACAGAGAGGGTATGCCGAAAGACGGACAGCAGCCGTTCTAATGTTTAACTCTTAAAAACTCAGCATTATGGGTATGACAGTAAGACGCAACAAGGACACCCGCACACCTCGTGTCCTTATGCACAAAGTCGCAGACATTCGAGGAGGCGTCTCCGTGAATGTCTCTGAACTCGGAGGCGATTATCTCCGAGAGGGGGCGTTTCTCAGCGCACCCGTGGACGGTATCTGCCACGTCGTAAAGACAGCGACCGTCTCCGCTGACGTTGCCGAAGCCGAAAAGACCGTCAAGGTCGAAAAACTGCACAATTTCAAGAGCGGAGATTTCGTAATGGCTAAGGTCGGTGGCGTTGCGGTGAAAATCAACTCGATTGACACCTCGAACAAGGCTTACGACGTCCTGACACTCTCCGCCGCTCTTGGGGCTGTATCGAAAGGCTCTCAGATTGCAGAGGCGAAAGAAGCCGCAGCGCAGAACACCTCCGCATTGAAGTATAAACCTCTTTCAGTCGTCGGCACAGGAAAGCCTATCGACCCGAAATCCAACCTCGACACCGATGCTTGGGTTATCGCTGTTACGCACGGGAATCCTATCCCCGAGTTTATGGTGGACGCTCTGAAAGGAATTATTAACTATTAAAAACCGCTCAGAAAATGGCAACAATCGTAAACACTATGATTCAGGGGCTTACCGAGCAGATGATTCAGGCTCGCCTGAACACCGCCGACGCCTCTAAGTTTCTGTTCGGCGTTCATTTCCCCGTCAAAAAGGTAAACGGGTTCAAGTGGAAAACCCTCCAAAATCAGTTGGAGAAAAAGAACGTCGCCGCCGACCTGCACACCGATAACGGAACGATTCTCCGCAAGCGTCGTCCGATTTTCGAGACAGCGATGGGCGACATACCGTTCATCTCGATTTCCCGAGACCTTACCCGAGCCGAAATCAAAGAGTATCAGACCGCTCTCGCTTTCGCTCAGGACGAGGACGCAACGAAACTCGTTCAGTATTGGGGCGAGGACGTCGATTTCTGTTTCAACGGCGTACAGTCCGAGTTGGAGTTCATCGCTTGGAAACTCGCATCGAATGCGGGCGTCCTGCATTTCACTCCTACAACGAACGCAACGTTCGCCAACGAATTTGACCTCGACTACGACGTGGACGAGGATATGAAGCGCAAGACCACGGTCGATTGGGACAACAAGGCGAACGCCGATATTATCGGAGACCTCGCCGCCGCTGTCAAGTTCGCAAAGGAACACAACCTGAACCCGAAATTCGCTTTCATCAACCTCGACGAATTGTATCGAATCTGCTCCGCCGAACAGATTATCAAGCAATGTGCGTCGTTCGCATCGAACGCTCTCGGAATCTCTCAGACGCCCGACCTCGCCGCCGTGAACTCTATGCTCGCAAAGCAGGCTTGGTTGAACGGTCTCCAGCTCCGTGTAATCGACCAGACTATCACCCGTGAATTTGCGGACGGCTCTCAGACCTCGGGCAACCCGTTCGAGAACCGCCGTCTGATTCTCTCCGAGACCGAACGCCTCGGCACAACTCAGTACGACATCCTCAAAGAGAATAGCGACCTGATTCTCCGTGCCGAACGTGCGCACACTATCGTGAAGAAATACGGAACTGTAGAGCCCCAGTCGGAGGTAACAATCGGACAGGCTGACGCCGTTCCTGTATTCGATTCCGCATATCGTAACATCTATCTCCGAACCGACGGTCAGGAGTGGTAAAAACGACTGAATTATGGAAACGATTCTCGAATCCCTGAAAGGCGTAAACGCATATCCCGTTCCTCTCCGTACTCTCGTCGAGATTGCGGAGAGACGGGGTTTGTCTCTGACATCGGAGGCAACTCAGGCAGATCTGCGTGGAAAGGACTATAAACTCGCCACCGCCGACCTCCTCCTGTGGCTGTCTCTCGCCCCGAATATCAGTCAGGGCGGGCAGTCGTATTCGTTCACGGACGAACAGCGGCAGCAGTTCAGGAACAGGGCTAACGCTCTGTTCGACGAGTTCGGGGAGGAGACCTCGTCTGTTCAACCCACATACGGTTACAAAGGTTCTCGACTATGATAATAGAAAACGGCACAATCGAAACGAAAGCAAAGACGGTCGGAAAGATAGACCCGAAAACGGGCTATCCGTCCAAGCCGTCCGACGTTTCGTGGGGCGACCCGATTCCCTGTCAGTACTCAGCAAACAAGTACAACAAACTCGGACGGGTAAGCGGCGAACATTTCATTCGAGCCGAGTATTCGGTTCTGATTGAGGAGCATCCGTTCGACGCAGAACAAATCAGGCTGAAAGACCTGAACGGAAACGTCGTCGGGGAGTTCTCTGTTATCTCGGTCGAACCTTTGACAGCCGTTTGCGAGATTAGGATTTTGATTTAATCGCAGAAAAGCCCGTATTTCGACGCAAAAAGTGATTATAGTATAAACACACGTCTCGAAAGAGAAACGACGTTAGACGGGAAATTCCGAAAAAATAACTATCGAATTTATGCCTATAAAGAACCTTACTCCCGAGGGAGCGATTTCCGAGTTCATCGGACAGCAGGTCGAGCGTGTAACGTCCGCCCTGATTTATAATCTGTGCGCCGTCGGAGAACAGGTTCTGAACCAAGCACGTTCGACAAATTCCTATAAAGACCAAACGGGGAATTTGAGGAGTTCTATCGGGTATGTTGTCGCCGTGGACGGCGAGGTCGTTCAGTCGAGCAGTTTCGAGGTCGTCAAGGACGGAGCGGACGGTTCGAGGGACGGAAAGAGTTACGCTCTCGACCTCGTTAAACAGTTCCCCGAGGGAATCGTCCTCATAGTCGTTGCGGGAATGAAATACGCCTCCTATGTCTCGGCAAAGGGGTATGACGTTCTCGACAGTTCGGAGGTCTTGGCAGACCGCCTCGTTCCTGAGATTCTGAAACAACTCGGATTCAATTTTAAATAACAGAGACAATGGCAAAGACAGGAAAACAGATTCAAGGCGATATTTACCAACTCCTGAAAGACAGTACACTCTACACGCTGATTTCAGGGGAGGTTTATCGTAACGGATACCGTCCGAGAGACAGCCGAAAGGAGGACGCCGTCGTAACCTTTACTGCGGGATTCCCGACGGAGATTCAGGAGGGCGTCGTTACAGTAAATATCTATGTCCCTGACATCGACCCTTACGAAAACGGGGTTCTCGTCGAGGACGGAGAGCGAACAGAGCAGCTCGAACTCCTCGCTCAGGCTTGGGTCGATTCTCTGACAGCCGAGGTCTCCTGTTATAAGTTCGAGCTGCAGCAGACAATCTACACCGAGGAGGAAGCGGAAATTGGACAGCATTTCGTGGTCGTGAAACTCAGATACAGGTATTACGGCGACGATTTCGCACCTCTGACAGTTCCGCAATCTGCGTTCGTCGATGCGTCCGACAGCGAGGGAGGCAAAGGGTACGAACCGATTATCGAAACAGACGAGGGCGAGGTTCTCGTTATTCAGCCAATTATCGAAAAGTCAAACACTTAAAATTTTAGATTATGTCAGTATTATCGTGGGGCAAACCCAAAATCGAACACACCACCTCTCAGGGTGGAGAGCCTGGCGCAGCCGCTCAGTGGGACGAAATCCCGACCCCTAAAAAGGACACCACCAAACTCACTCCGACAGCGGGACAGGAAACGACCGCCGAGGAGGAGGGCGGCGAGGTCGTCGATTCCCGTACAGGAAAGAACTCCTATCAGTTCGAGTTCGACCTGTTCGTCAAGAAAGGCGAACAGAGAGCGTTCGAGGATAACGACGGAGTAATCTCAGGCGAACACGCATTCCGCCTCACTCCCGAGGACGAGGACTGCGAGGGAATCCTGATAGACCGCTGTTCTCTCCGTGTCGAGGAAAGTTACACCACCGCCGACGGTAAAATGCTCCATTATGTCGCAAAGGTTCTCAAACCTAAGACAGGCAAAATGGTAAAACCCTATACCAAAACAGCGGGCAGTTAAACGCTCGTCTGAAACTCTGAACGACGGAGGCGGGGGTTAAATCCCGCCTCCATTTCGCGGGACTGATACAGGCGAAACAGCGGAGACGAAAGCCCGCCATTGGAGGTTCGATTCCTCCTCCCGCGACAAATAAATTTTTCAAAAAAATGGCTAAAACACTCGAACAGAAAGTTGCCGAAACGATTCTCCAACAGGCAATGAAAATAAAAATTGGAGATAAGGAATACGAAGCCGCCCCGCCGAGCGTCGCAACGCTGATTCTCGTCTCGGAGGCTGTCTCGCATTTACCCAGATTGAGCCTCGACAGTGAGAAAATCGTCTCGGACAGTCTCGCCGTCGCTAAGGATTGTCGTTTTCTCGGCGATATAGCCGCGATTCTTATTCTCGGTGCAAAGAATATCAGGGCGACGGTTACAACGCGGGAGACGGTCTGCAAATCGCGTCTGTGGGGATTATGGAAACATCAGGTCTCCGTACCCGTGACGAAAGAAATCGACCGCAAATCCGAACTGTCGAGAGAAATCCTCGAAACGTATTCTCCCTCGCAGATCCACGGACTTATTGCGAGACTTTTATCGCGAATGGAGTTGGCGGATTTTTTCGCGCTTACCACTTTCCTGAACGACATCAATCTCCTGCGACAGACGAAAGTGGAGAACGAAACGACAGCGTGTGGGCAATAATCGCGGGAATCGTAAAAGCATATAATTTCACTCTCGAATATGTCCTCTATGACCTCAGTTATACGAATATGATTCTGTTAGGAGCGGTTCTCCCGTCTTATAATCCTGACAGGAAATCAGGGAAAGGAGACAAACAGGACGTAATCAAAGCGGACGACCCCGCGAATCGAGGGGCATTAAGGACATTTTTAGAAAATTGCGAATAAGCCATGAACGTAGATGAAGGCAGACTAAATTACGCCGCTCGGCTCGATAATTCGAGCCTGAGAGCCGACGCAGCCGAGGCAACTCAGATTCTCCACGGGGTCGGGACATCAGCGACCCGAGAGGGCGACGCAATCGACGCATCGATGAAAAAAATCGGAGCGGCGGTCGCTGGTGCGTTTGCGGTTTCACAGTTAAAAGATTTCGCGTTTCAGGTCGCAAAGGTTCGAGGCGAGTTTCAGCAATTGGAAATCGCGTTTTCGACTATGCTCCAAAGCAAATCGAAAGCCGACGATTTAATGAATCAACTGATTCAGACAGCGACGACGACCCCGTTCAATATGTCAGACATCGCAAATTCTGCGAAACAACTCCTCGCCTACGGGGTCGAGGCTGACAAAGTGAACGAGACCCTGATACGTCTCGGAGACATCGCCGCTGGACTTTCGATTCCGATTAACGACCTCGCGTTCCTTTACGGAACGACAATGGTTCAGGGTCGAATGTACACGCAAGACCTGAATCAGTTCCTCGGTCGAGGAATCCCCCTGACAGCAGAACTCGCAAAACAGTTCGGGGTTTCTCAGAGCAAGGTCAAAAGTCTCGTCGAGGAGGGAAAGGTCGGTTTTCCTGAGGTCGAGAAAGCGATTATTTCTCTGACAAGCGAGGGGAGCAAGTTCGGCGGACTTATGGAAAAACAGTCTCAGTCCATCGCGGGACAGATGGCTAACATCGAGGACGCTATCGAGCAAATGTTCAACGAACTCGGAAAGAAATCCGAGGACGCTATCTCTGACACCCTCTCTGTTATTTCGGGCGTTATAGAACATTGGGAGACTATCGGCAAAGTGATTATCACCTGTGCCGCCGCGTTCGGAACTTATAAAGCAGCAGTCTTGGCTGTCGCTGCAGCTCACAAAATCGCCTCCGTTTTGGGGACGGTTCAGGCTTTTATTTCCCTGACGAAATACGTCCATTCCGCAAAGGACGCGATGCTCCTGTTTAACACCGTTTGCAAGGCGAATCCTCTCGGTCTCGTAATCGGTCTCCTCGCTGCCGCTGCCGCCGCTTTCGGACTGTTCCATAATAGCGCATCAGCCGCCTCCGAGATAACTCAGAAATACGGCGAGAAAGCGGCGACGACCCTCTCTCGATTGGATTCCCTGACAATGACCCTTAGCGGGTTGACATCAGGGACAAAAACGTATCAGAGCGTTATGGGAGACCTGAACTCCATTCTCGAAGAATGGGGAATCGCCGCCGTTAAGGAGGGCGACAGTCTCGACGTTATCAACGAGAAAAGAGCGCAAGCAATCGAACTGATTAAGGAGGAGGCTCTTGCCCGACAGTTTGCCAATAACATATCTCAGGGACAGACAGATTACGAGAAGAAAGTCAACGAGGCGCAATCCTCCTTGAAAGAGGACATCGAGGATACTTGGGTCGGCGATTGGGCTGGGTTGTCTGACGTTCATAAAGAACTCAAAGAAAAATCCGCTGAAATCACGACCGTTATTGCTGATTACGTCCAAAATAATATCGACAAAATCGCGGGGAAAACAGGCGACGAATACAAAAAAGGTCTCCGCGAAATGTATGACGACATCGCCCAGCGTATGCGAACGATGGGAATCAGCGAGGAGACAATTCGACAGGAGTTCGATTGGAGAACTCAGGGGACAAAGGACAACTGGGAAACAGGTTGGCAGTCTTATATTCAGACAGTCTTAGACGCGAAAAATAGACTGAACGAATACGAGGAATCTGTTCGTTCTGTCTATGAATCTGAGAAAGCCGCAGCCGACAGCACAATGACTTTCGAGGAAAAGGTCGCTGCTATCGGCTCTCGGGTCAGAGGAGCGGACGACGACGTTCATGGGCTGTATCGACGGATTAAAGACCTTATGTCTCAGTATAGCGTGAATACAATCGGTTTTACAATCAAATTTAACGCCGAGATTCCCGCTTGGATGAATAACAAAGACCTCCACGAACTGAAACGTCTCGCAGAATGGTTCACGTCCCGCGGAGCGGCTTTACAGGACGGTCAGACCCTAAACGTCAACGGCAAAACTTGGACGAAACAACAACTCCTACAGCGAGGAGCGGATTATGCTCAGGCGGCAGAAAATAAACAGACCGCCGCCGACGCTGCGGCTCGGGAGGCTGAGGCTAACGCGAAAGAGAACGAGCGCAAACGTAAGGCTGCGGCTCGGGAGGCTGAACGTAAACGGAAAGAGGCTGAACGGGAGGCGAAACAATTAACCGACCAACAAGCCGACCGAACCCGTCAAATTCAGGATTACACTCAGTCGGTCGAGGAGGCTGTCGAGGCATCCGAATTAGACATCGCTCAAAAGAGGCTCGAATTACAGGAGGAGGGTTTCGACCGAGAATTGGCGCAACTGAACCTGAACTATCGCCGCCTGATTCAGGAGAACAAACAGAGAGAGCAAGAATTGCTCGAATCTCTCGCTGATAATAAACTCCGCGAATGGTTGAACCTCAATCCGACAGCGACAAAAACAGAGCAGCTCGCATATCGGAACTCTCTGTTCGACGTGAACAGCCCGAATCGTTTGACCCGTTCAGACCTGACAACGGGTCAACAGTCCATGTTGGCTCAATACGACGCTATCGCCGAACAGTTCGAGATTAAGGGCAAGGAGAATCTCTATAAAAAACTCCTCGCTCAATATCAGGATTACGAGACCCGTCGCACGGAGACGAACAAAAAGTTCGATGCCGAGCGTCGGGCGTTGGAGGCTGCTCCGATAGATGAAACCGCAAGACAGGCTGCTATCGAGGAATTGGAGCGACAGCGTCGGGAGAGCATAAAGTCGATTAACGACGAGGAGGTTCAATCATTGCAGAAAACCTCCTCCCTGTTCGTCGAACTGTTCGCTGACGCATCGACCAAAAGCACCTCAGAGATTAACAAGGTTATCAAAACAACGAGGGAATTGCTCTCGTATCTTGCGAATACCGAGGACGCTGATATAACTCCACAGTTCGGGTTCACGGCTGAACAGCTGCGGACGCTCAAATCATCGCCCGAGCAGATCAAAGCGATAACAGAACAGGTCGAGAAGTTACAGGAGGTTGCGAACAGGAGTAATCCGTTCAAGGCTCTCTCCGACGCTCTGAAAGACCTGTTCGAGAAACCTAAGGACGGAAAGAATGGAGAGAGCGTCGAGGCGAAACTGAAAAAAGTCGGAGCCGCAGCGACCGAATGCGCTGATATGGTCGGCGGTATCGCAGGAAAACTCTCCGCCATGTTTGAGGCGGCGGGCAATGACGGAGCGGCAGAGGCATTCTCGACCATTGAAACCGTTATGTCCTCCGTGTCGAACATCGCCTCGGGTTTCGCACAGGGCGGTCTCATCGGAGGAATCGCCGCCGCTGCGGGCGAGGCGATAAACCTCATAGGCTCGATATTCTCGGCAAACGCCCGACACGCTAAGGCTCTCAAAGAGATTCAAAAGGAGGCGACGGCTCAACAACGAGCCTATAATCTCGCCCTCCTCGAACAGCGTCTCGCTTACGAGCAAGCCAACACGGTTTTCGGAACGATTGATTACGCAAAGGCGACGAACGCTGTCCTCGTTATGAAAGACGCTTACGCCGCCCTGAGACAGGAAATCGTCGGAACGGCAGAGCAACAGCGGAAATTCTCGTATAAGGATTTTGGCAATTCATTTTGGAATCGTCTTGCCAATTACAATTATTCTCAGCAGAAAGACCTCTATTCAGGTCTCGCCGACATTCAAATCAAGACGGGACACAAAAAAACGGGTCTGTTCGGCTGGGGCAAGGGTAAGGACATATATTCCTCAATCCTCGACGTATATCCTGAACTGATTGACAAACAGGGAAATTTCAATCGAAAATTAGCCGAGAGTATCTTAAATACCCGAACATTCTCAGGCGAGGGTAAAGAGGCTCTCCAAAATATGATTGACCTGTACGACGAGGCGGAGAAAGCGTATCAGGAGGTTAAAGATTATCTCACAGGGATTTTTGGCGACCTCGGAAATACAATGTCGGACGCTCTCGTCGATGCGTTCAGGAACGGGACAGACGCAGCGGAAGCGTTCGGAGACAGTGTCGTCGAAATGTTAGAGAATATCGGAAAACAAATGATTTTCTCGACCTTATTCAGCGGTATTATTCAAAAAGCCAACGACGAAATGTTGGCGACAATGACAGACTTATCCCTGACCGAGGAGCAGAAATTTAATCGGTATATCTCGATTCTCGACGCTATGACGAGCGGGATTCTCGGACAGCAGGACAATTATAACGCCCTCCTCGAAAAGTATCAGCAAATGGCGGCTGCAAAGGGCATAACCATTTTTGAGGGCGAGGACGGGAGACAGGCAAGTCAGAAAGGAATCGCCACAGCCTCTCAGGAGAGCGTGGACGAACTCAACGGACGAGCCACGACGATTCAGGGACATACCTATTCAATCAACGAGAGCACGAAACAACTCGTCGCCGTCTCGGGTCTGATTCTCGAATCCGTCCTGAACATCGAGAGTAACACGTCTGAGATTGAAGAACGCCTCGGGAGGGTCGAGAGTTATTCCCGACAGACCCGAGACGCTCTCGAAGATATTTCGATAAAAGGTTTAACACTCAGGAAATAATATGCTGACAGGACGATTATACATAGACGGTAACGACGCATACAAACAGTATGGAGTTTACGTCGTGAAAGGCGGTTGGAACGACCTCGTCGCCTTTCCTCCTCTGAAAACAGTTCCCTCGAACGATTGGCAGGAGGAGGACGGTATCGAGGCAGACCTGTCGAATCCCGTCCTGAACACGAAAGAGGTACAACTGAAAGTTGCGTTCTCAGGGACGTACAGCCGTTTTTCAGCCCTGATAGAACTACTGTCAGACGGGGCGTATCATACGTTCGAGTGCGTCTATATCGGTCGAATATACAGGCTGCGTCTCGTCTCTCAGCCGAATATGGCAATCGCTCAGACGCTCGAAACGGCGACCCTGAAACTCGCCAACGATTTCCCGCTCGACGGGTACTCATACAAAGCCCCCGACAGTTCTGTAATCCCCGCAGAGGACTACAAGTTCGACGGGTGGAAATTCACGGATTACGGGGTTCGGGTTCTGAAAGGAACTCTCGCCGAAGTCAAGAAAACGCCGACGGTAAAAACGAACCTCCTCCGCAATCTGTCTCACCTCTCAGGGGCGATTTACGACAGCGGAAAGGTTACGTTCAAGACAAAGGACGTGAAGATTTACTGCCTGATGCGGGCGGAATCTCTCGACGAACTGTGGCGGAACTGGGACGCCCTCCTGTTCGACCTGATACGTCCCGACGAACACCTCCTTTGGGTGGACGACTTGGAACAGGAGTTTCCGTTCCACTACAAAAGTTGTCAGGTTACGGAGTTCTATCCCGACGGGAAAATATGGCTCAAATTCACGCTGACAGTTACGTTTACTCGCTCGTTCCGTCTCGACGAAAACGATATGGTTCTCGCCACGGAGGACGGAATCGTGGTATTCACTCAGGACGACGTCAATGCGATAGATATGCTCCCCGACAGGTTCTCTATCCCGACCGTTCGTTTCGTGAACAATCGAGCGACGCTGCGCCTGACAGGAAACGGTTCATTCAGATTTAATAATTAATACAGATGCTCCAATGAAGAAAGTAAAAATCTCAGAATTGCCTCTCTACAATTCATTAAAGGGGCTTTTCACTTTAGGAACAGATAAGGACAACCGCTCCGTAAAAGTGTCCTTAGAGTTCATCGAAACGACGACCGAGGCGGCTGTCAAGAAAGCCAACGATGCGGCGGCGGCAGCAAAAACGACCGCTGAAAACGCTGCGGAGACGGCTAAACAGACCGTCGAGACCGCTGCTGCGGCTGCAAAGAAAACAGCGGAGGATGCGGCTAAGGTTGCGACAGATGCGGCGGGCAACGCTGACAAAAAGGCACAGGCTGCTCAGACAGCAGCAGGGGCGGCAACCACCGCAGCGGGAAACGCTCAGAAAGCGGCGGAAAATGCCGACAAAAAAGCCACGGCAGCGAACACGGCGGCAGAGGCGGCGAATTTGTCTAAACAGGAAGCCGACAAAGCCACGGAGGAATCAAAGAAAGCCACCGCAGCGGCTCAGGAGGCAACCTCGGAGGCTCAGGAGGCGACGGAATCCGCACGGGAGGCAACGACAGCAGCCGACGACGCAACAGCGTCTCTCGTCGCTTTTCTCGGTTCAATCCTCCCGACAGCCCTGTCCGTCGAGGAACTCCCGAGGCTGACTGTCGGGAACGTCTATCCTGTCAGGATTAAAGCCGTCCTATCTCCCGAGGGCGTTCGGCAGAACATTATCTACCTAAGCGACAACAAAGCCGTTACCGTCGCTCCTGACGGACGTCTGACAATCGTCGGAAAGGGACGCTCGACAGTTTATGTAATCCCGACCGTGAACACGGCTCTCGCAAAGACGCTGGAGGTCGTCGTCGAAGAACCGACGCTCCGTCTCGTAACTCGAAATAGTCTCCGCCTGACAGCGTCGGGGGCGTTGCGACTGAATTAAAAATAGTGTTTAACAATTAAATCAATTTCAAAATGGCTCTAACAGCAGCACAAGAAGCAATCCTCGAACAGATTATCGAGGCATTTCAGAACGGCAAGCGTCTCAGCGACCTGCCCGACGTCAAAGGAACGAACCCGTATAACCTCCTCGTCGAGGTTCTTGACGAGGACGGAGAATCAAAGAAAGCCGCTCTCGCCGCTCTCCTCCCTTACGCAGAGGAACAGTGTTCATACGGTGCGGAACGCTCTCTGTCCGTCTCCTCTCCGTCCTGTACCCGAATCGGCTCTCCCGCCCTCCACAAGACGCTCCCTATCCATTCCCGCCTGAAAGGTTGCCTCCTCGACGACGACGGAAAGGTGGTCGAATACCTCGACCCGAAAGATTGGACGGGACAGACCCGAGACGGCTCACGGGGACAGGTTATGGTCGAAATCCCTCTCCATTATAGGAAATTCTCCTATGACGGAGGCGTATTCCGTGTTCAACTCTCGGAACTCCCGCTCCCTGGCTATCATCAAGTCCCGAAAATGTATGTTTCGGCTTACGAGGCGACGGTTCAGAGAACAGGGAACAAACTGTCGTCCGTCGTGAACGATTCAGTCGATTTCCGAGGCGGTAACAATAACGCCGCTTGGGACGGAACGTATCGTTCTCTCCTCGGTCTCCCTGCGACGGGAATCAGCAGAACGAATTTCCGCAACTATGCCCGCAACAGAAAGGCTGGTTCGACCGAATGGAACTGTATGACCTATGACGCTCAGAAAGCCCTCTATTGGCTCTTTGTCGTCGAATACGCCACCCTGAATACGCAGGCTCCGTTCAACGCCGAACTTACCGCCGAGGGTTATCGACAGGGCGGTCTCGGAGCGGGCGTAACAGACCTGAACGGCGGTAAGTGGGACACGTTCAACGGTTACTATCCGTTCATTCCTTGCGGCTTTACTGACAGCCTCGGAAACGGAACAGGCGTCGTTCCTTTCACTATGCCGACGGAATACGACCCCGATGCACAATCTCCTGTAACGACGAACGTCCCTCGCTATCGTGGCGTCGAGAACCCGTTCGGACATATTTGGCAGTGGACGGACGGAATAAACGTCCGTATCAGCCCGACAGAGGCAAACGGCGGCGACAACCTCTCGAAAGTGTTCGTTTGCTCAGACCCCGCCCTATTCAAGGATAACGGTTACGACGGTTACAGCCACGTCGGGAACGAGGCTCGAAACGAGGGCTATGTCAAAGAGATAATCGGAGGCGAATACGGGGAAATAATGCCCGCCATCTGTTCAGGAGCGGGTTCGACGACATTTTTCTGCGACTATCACTACACGAACATTCCGACGGCTGAGACGTTGCGGGGTGTCCTGTTCGGCGGTTGTGCGTCTTACGGGTCGAATGCGGGTTTCGCCTGTGCGAGCTCGCGTAACGCCCCCTCGTATACGAATGCGAGCCTCGGCTCTCGCCTTTGCTTTATACCCGCCTAATCGTCCCCTCGTAAATCGAAATATCGTTTAACTCGTAACAATGAAAGTATATGGAAAATAATCAGGTAACTATCCCCTCGGAGGACGACGGCTCTCTCGCTTTTCTCAGGATTCCGAGGGACGAGAACAGCCGCAGCCTACAAGGAGAGGAGGTTAAGCAGTCGAGAATCGTGAACACCTCGTTTTGGGTTCACGGTTTCTTGGAGGACATTCCGACCCGATTCTCGAAATCAAAAGGAACGACGGGACAGACGCTCGTCCAAATCCGTCCTGAAAAGGACAGCCCCGAATCAGAGGCTAAGAAGTTTTTCACGGGTTCACAGGATATTTTATACGTTCTGCGTGAAATCAAGAAACTCGGGAAATTTCCTCGAAAAGTAACTCTCAGGGGAAGCGGAAACCGTTTTTGGTTCGAGTGATAAAATAACAGGTTGGTCGTTCCCGAGGTGTCCTGTTCGGCGGTAATGCGAATAACGGGTCGAATGCAGGTTTCGCCTATGCGAACTCGAATAACGCCCCCTCGAATACGAATGCGAACATCGGCTCTCGCCATTGATTTTCAAACGGGCTTTTACGCCTGATAACAATTTAACGGAACGACGACCTTGCCTCTCGGCAAAAAATGTATGAAACACGAAATGGAGTTAGTAGAAACGCCCTTTGTATCGGCTATCGAACGCACCGAGTAGAAAAGCAAAGACAATGAAACGTATATCGAATCTATACGAACAAATAATCTCAATGGAGAACCTCCGACTGGCTGACGAGAAAGCCCGTCGGGGGAAACTCCGTTCCTATGGTGTCAAGGTTTTCGACCGAGACAGAGAAAGGAATTTGCTTGCGCTCCACGACGCTCTTTTGACCAAGACGTTCAAGACATCACGTTACGAGGTTTTCACGGTCAGAGAGCCGAAAGAACGGCTAATTTATCGTCTCCCGTATTATCCTGACAGAATCGTTCATCACGCCATTATGAACGTCCTCGAACCCATTTGGCTGAAAGTGTTCCCGTATAACACATACAGTTGCATAAAAGGTCGGGGAATAAACGGAGCAATGAAACGAGTGAAAGAGATTCTCAAAGATAAGGAGAACAGCCGCTATTGTCTGAAAATCGACATCAGGAAATTTTACCCGTCAATCGAACACGCCGTCGCCAAGAGGATAATCAGGAAGAAAATCAAGTGCAAAGATACCCTGTGGCTCTTGGACGAGATTATCGACAGCGTGAACGGTTCTCCCGACCCGCTCGACAGAACGCAGATCTGCGACGGTCGTTCTATCCCTATCGGAAATTATCTCAGTCAGTATCTCGCAAACCTCGTCCTCGCTTATATCCTCCACAGGATAAACGAGAGAAAGGGCGTCAAAGGTGTACTCTACGCCGACGACGGGACGTTCTTTGCAGCCTCGAAAGAGATTCTCCGAGAACTACTCTCGGACATCAAAACGTGGCTCGAAACGGAACTCCACCTGACGCTGAAAGCGAACTATCAGATTTTCCCGATAGCGGAGAACCGATACGACAAACACGGTCGTGGTCTCGATTTCGTCGGGGTCGTTTTCTATCATAATCAGACACAGATACGGAAAGGAATCAAGAAGAATTTCTGCCGTACCGCCGCCCGTCTGAACAAACGTAATCCTCCGCTGCCTCCCGCTGAGTATAAGCAGCGGATTTGCTCGTGGCTCGGGTGGGCGAAATACAGCGATTCAAAACATTTATTAAAAACAATCATTAAACAAGAGTATTATGGCAAATTATGATGCAAAGCCCTCCAAATTGGAGGCAGTCGGAAACGGTTCATACCTCTATCGTTTCAACATCGAGGAAAAGACAGTCGAGCATTTCGCAGAGGGAACAGACGAGGCGGTCGAGACCCGTTCCTCTTGGGAATGCGAGGAGGTAACGGTTTGGTCTCCTCTGACATCGAACAAAATCACGGAGGCGGTAATCGGAACGCTCTGTCCTGTCTCGCACGAACAGAAACTCGTAAACGAGTTCAACGCCGCAAACCTCGGTCTCGTCGGAGGCTCGAAAACGAGCGACGCAGCGAAAACCGCTATCGCCCGTTACAAAGAGTTCCTCGAACAGAGAGCCGCACTCAAATCAATGGTGGACGCTGACTGCGAGGAACTCGGAATCAGATAATCGCCAAGCCGATTTTGCCGCTCGCTGTGGCGTCTTAAAATGTTATTGGAGCAATTATCATTGCCGATAAACGAACGCCCCAGCGGGCGTATTTTGAAAAAATAACTATTAATAAAAGAGCGCACAGAATGAAGATATTTAGCAGTCAAGACGAATTACTCCTCGACGTCGAGGTGGACGATAGCAGCTATCGCCACCGAGTAATCAAGGGGGAGAATAATATCGTCCTCAAATACTCGCTCTCGGAACACGTCGAACTGCCTGTCGGTTCGTACTGCATTTTTCAGGGACAGCGTTACACCCTCGAAAATCCCGAGGCGTTCAAGAAACAGCATAACCGCCGTTTCGACTATACCGTAACGTTTGAATCATATCAGGCGAAAGCGAGGATTTGGAAGTTCCGAAACCCCGTGGACGGTCGTCTGAAATTCTCCCTGACAGCCAAGCCGAAAGAGCATCTCCAAATGTTTGTGGATAATATGAACAGGAGAGACACGGGTTGGACTGTCGGAGACTGCATCGACGGCGTCGAGACGCTTATAAATTACGACCACGATTTCTGTATCGACGCTCTTACCCGCCAAGCCTCGGAGTTCGGGACGGAGTACGAAATCGAGGGAAAACGGGTCTCCCTGAAAAAGGTCGAGTATAACAAGAACAACCCGCTCCCGCTCTCATACGGATTTGGGAACGGGTTCAAATCAGGCGTGGGACGTTCCAACAGCGGAGACCAGCCGCCGACGGAAATCCTGTTCGTTCAGGGAGGCTCGGAGAACATCGACAGGAGCAAGTACGGGAACGGAGAACTGCTTCTCCCGAAAGGACAGACAATCCGTTACGACGGAGAGTATTTCGAGGGCGAGGACGGTTTCGTCGCCGCAAACGCCCGAACCTATGTCGTGGACGATATGGGTCTCTCAATCCGTCGAGCCGACAAACAGCCGTCCTCCCTCGCAGAAGATAGCCTCGACGCCTCGTCCGTCTATCCTAAGAGGGTCGGGACGGTTACGTCTGTCCTGACAGTCGATGCGGGAAACCATTTCTATGATTTCGTCGATAAGGAAATCCCGTCTAATCTCAACTACGAGGACTGTCTGATAGAGGGCGAGACTATGACCGTCGTTTTTCAGTCGGGTATGCTCGCAGGACGGGAGTTCGAGGTCAAATACTATCATTCAGCCGTCAAGACGAAAGCGGCTCGGAGGTTCGAGATAGTCCCGCAGGAAATCGACGGACTGACAATGCCGAACGAACAGTTCAAACCACGAATCGGCGACAGTTACGCCGTGTTCCACTGTATGCTCCCCGACGCCTATATCTGCGACAATCAGACAAAGACAGGAGCGTCTTGGGATATGTTTCGAGCCGCCGTCCGACACCTGTTCGACAACGAGGAACAGAAATATACGTTCTCGGGGGAACTCGACGGGATATGGGCGAAAAAGGATTGGGAGAACATCGGAGGACGAATCCGCCTCGGAGGTTACATTCAGTTCCGAGACGTAAATTTCCAAAAGGAGGGCGTTTTGGTTCGCATCACGGGCATAAAGGACTACATCAACAAGCCGCACAGCCCGTCGATAGAACTCTCGAATCAGACCGTCTCAGACAGCGTATCGAGCGAACTGAAAAACCTGAAAAGCGAGGAGGTAACGGTCGAGGATAACTATCGAGCCTCCGTTCAGTTTACGAAACGTCGGTTCAGGGACGCTCAGGAGACTATTTCCCTGATTGAATCCGCCCTCCTCGACAATTTCATGAACTCTATCAACCCGATAGCGGTTCAGACTATGTCGATGCTCGTCGGCGACGAGAGCCTCCAATTCCGTTTCGTGAACAGTCAGTCGAACCCCGTAACAGTTTCCGACGGAATCGAGTACAACAACGAGACGAAACAACTGACAGCCCCGTCGGGAATCATTCAGCATTTAACGCTCGGGATTTCCTCTCTCAGTTCGTCGCATAAGACGTCCGAATATAAGTTTTGGACGGTATCGTCGTATTCGAGTTCATATCTCGACGACCCGACAAAGAAATACTATCTCTACATCAGGGCGAGACGAACAGCGTCCACGGCTGAATTTATTCTGTCGGAAACGCCTCGGAAAATGGAGGCGGAGGCAAACTATTATTATTTCCTCGTCGGCGTCCTGAACAGCGAATACGACGGGGAGAGAAGTTACGTTAGCCTGTACGGATTCTCCGAGATACTCCCTGGCAGAATAACGACGGACAGGGTCGTTTCCGCCGACGGGGACAGTTATTTCGATATGCTCCAAAACCGCCTGAAACTCGGAGACGCTCTCAGTTTCAACGCCGACGGCACACGGAGGCTGATTCTCAAAGGAACACTCGTTCAGAGCGAGAGCGGCGTTACGGAATACATCGGCTGTTACAGAGGCGTCTATAACTCGGCGTACACATATTATCAGGGCGACGAGGTCTCCTACACCGTGAACGGAATGACCTCGACCTATCGTTACATCTATGCGACCCCCGCCCGAGGCGTCCCGCCGACATCAACCGTATATTGGCAGGTCGTCGCTCAGGGTTCAAAGGGAGCGGACGGACAGGACGGAACGTCTCTTACCGTGAAAGGAACTTTCCTCGCTCATTTCACGACAGAGGCGGAGTGGCAAGCGTCCGCATATCCGTCTCAGCGAAACGGCATTTGCTTGGTTGATAGAGACGGAGAAACAGGAGCGGAGGCGACGAAATACAGAATCGTCAAGATTTACGGACGCCCGTTTGAAGGAGCGGTTGGTGGGTGGATGACACGATATGCCGAGGAGGGCGACGCCTATGTCTTGGAATCTGACGGACACCTGTATATGGCGAACGAAAGCGGCTGGAAAGACGTCGGACAGTTCAAGGGCGACAAAGGAGATAAAGGCGACAAAGGAGACGACGGTTCGGACGGAGATTATACCGAACTGCGTTTCGCAGTCAATGGTTCAACAACGAATCCACCTGCATTGAATACGTCCGCCCTCAATCCGTCGGGTTGGACGACAACAGTTCAGACAGTGAACAAGGGATATTACCTGTGGTTTACCAGAGCCATCAAGACAGGAAACGGAGGGCAACTCGTCTCTAATTGGAGTACGCCTGTCAGAATGACGCCATACGACGGAAAGGACGGAGCGAGCGGGAAATCTCCTGTTATGGTTTTCAGGGGAGTTTACAGCAACTCGAAAACTTATTACGGAAACGAATATCGTCTCGATTGCGTCAAGCAGGGAAATACATATTACATCGCTCGAATAGACGCAGGGACATTCTCGACGCCCGCTCCTCCTGATTCATCGAAATGGAACTCGTTCGGAGCGTCGTTCGAGAGTATAGCGACGAACCTCCTCCTCGCAGAGGGAGCGAATATCGGAGATTGGTTTATCAGCGGAGGAAAAATCGTTTCGACCCTGACAGGCGAGAATAAAATATCGCTCGACGCAAAGAACAGCCGAATAGAGGTGGTTTCCGCAGCTTCAGGTGGTATATATTCTCAGGAGAATTTAGGTTCGAGGGTGGACATTGACGCAAATCAGGGAATCGTCGAGGCTCGAAGCAAGGACGGTTATTCAGGCGTTTCATACATTTCCCCGACAGGAATTTTTGCAAATAGGGCAGGAACTCAATGCGTCGCAGCAAGTACGGGTATGACACAAAGGGCATCTATCTGTGGTCTCGGATATGGAAACCTGAATAAATACGCTTGGCAGTTCGGCGATGATACAAACCTGATAGCAGGTGTTTACGGTTACTCGTCAAACTCGGGAACTGCGCCCGATTTCGGCGGATATTTCTTTAACCTGAAAGCAAAAGGACTGATACTCGGAACAAAGTACATCACGTTAAGTGGAACGTATCTCACCGATGCAATGACGAATATCGTCGGTTTTGGCTCGTCTCGTCTGAACGTGTATCTCCCCGCCTCGACCCGAGAGGGACAGACGATTTTCGTCAAACAGTGGTGGTCGGGGTCGATGCGGTTTTACCCGAGGAGCGGACAGAAGATTTACGACGACACCTCGGAGAATGAATACTACGATTTCGGACAGGGACAAGGCGGTATCTTTACGTTCGTCCGTGCTGCGATAAATGGAGAGAGCGTCGCTGTTTGGCTCGCCTCTCGTTGGAAATACTAACGATAAAAAATTAAGTTATGACAGAATATGGATATATCGAAAACGGGATTCTGTTTTCTCGTTTCATTGAACCGATAGTTCGGAATTACCTCGACGAATACGGACGCCATCAAACGGAAACGATTTCCGTCGAGGCTCAGGTCGAGAAACTGTCTCCCGTGTGGAAACCTGTCGATTTAATCGACGAGGCGGAAATGGAATCAGGCGACGACGGTTTCGTCGTTATCCCTAAGCCTTACGATGCGGGAGACCATATCGCATACAGATACGAACGGAGACGGGACGTTCAGAGCGTCAAGGACGAGATACAGGCTCTCAAAGACAGCCTCTCGGAATCGGACTATAAAATCACGAAATGTTACGAGGCGTCCTTGCTCGGGACGGAACTCCCTTACGACATTGCGGAACTCCACGCTCAGAGACAGGCGGAGAGGGACAAAATCAACGAGTTGGAGGCGTATCTGTAACTTTTCGCTCTACAAGTGATTATATTGTAACCAGTTTTAAGTACCTTTGCAAAATAAATCAAAACTCAACAAAATGGAACAGGTAATGACTTGGTGGCAAATCCTCGCCGTGATTCTCGGAGCGGTCGGCGGCGGGGAGTTCATCAAATGGCTATTCAATCGAAAGACCGAAAAGAGACTGAACAACATCGAAGTAAAACAGAAAGATTTCGACCTCGACGAGAAACGAATTACGGAACTCCACGCCTCGATTGATAAGGCGAACGAACTGAACGACAACCTCCTCGAAAGGCTGTCCCACGCAAACGCCGCTCTCGATAAGCATATCGACAGGAATCGGGAACTGTCAGACCGTCTCTACAAGACGGAACAGGAGGTCAATCGGGTAAACGACGCCCTGACAGAGGAACAGCACAAGACGGCGAGCCTCGAACGACGATTGGGAGCGGCTCTGCGGGCTTCAGACCATTATCGGGAATGGCGTTGCGAGCGTTCGGACTGTAAAGACCCACGAGGGAGGATGCCGCCAAACCCCTCCCTGAACGGCAAGGTTTACACCTCGCCACGGAACGCAGAAAGAGAAAATACTGATTCATCAAAAACTGAAAAGAAATGAAAATTTTAATCGACAACGGACACGGACGGGAGACGCTCGGGAAACGCTCTCCCGACGGGTCTCTCCGAGAGTATAAATGGGCGAGAGAAATTGCCTCCCGCCTCGAACAGGCTCTCAAACAGAAAGGTCTCGACGCTGAGAGAATCGTCAA